ATTATATCCTCTGAAGCTAAGCTGAGGAAGTAATTTTGCCATTTCATAATATACAGCTATTGTATTTGCCTCATCAAGTGTTCCTGCTGTGGCATATAATCCTACGTGTATATCTGTAATATCATCTATTGCATCAAGTTGTTCTTGTCTACTCTTAACTAAAGAGTCTCTCCATATTGATTCTGTTCCGTGATCTGCTTGTAATGTGGGGCTATCTTTCCATGTTTTATGATAAGATTTAGTCCATTCTGTTGTTCCTATTACAGGTATGACTTCTGGAGCCAACACTGCATCTGAAAGTTCGGGAAGATCTATATCTAAATATCCCAATGCTTTTTCGACTGATCGTCTTTTTGGATTTGTATCTGTAAATCCGTTATATCCTGCTGCTCCAGAATCATCATCTTTTATTGGTATAAGTGGATACCAGTCTTGATTGATTGCTTTAGTAACATTTATTCTTTTATCACTGGAACCGTCAACTGCTAAAATAGTAAAATCTGGTATTCTGTTTGCTCTTTCAAATCTCCTAAGAGTAGCCGTGTTGCCATCTGTTATATCTTCAATCATAAAGTCTGCATAATCTATGTCAAACTCTCCTGCAAAAAGCAGAAGTTCTTTTATGAATCTATCATCATGAGGTCTTGGCTGGGCTATAGGTTGAAATTGTGCAGATCCAAAATATTCTTTAGTAGCCATATTTTAATCCTATATACCGGCTGCGGCACGAGCATTTGTAATCATTGTACTTACTGCTGACTCTCTAAGTTCAGCAACAGGATTTGCAGCATCATCAACTTCAGTTGCATTAATTGCCCAGGCATTAAGAGTAGATTTGAAAGTGTCATTTCTGTTTTTATCTGCAAAGCCTTTTGCTTGTGCTCTGTACAATCCTACTTGTTCTCCTTGGGCTAATGCCTGTGCAGTTTCAAGCTTTCGTTTTGAAGTACCATTTAGTTTAAGTTCACTATCTTGAGTCTGGAGTAAATCAATTTCTTCATCAAGCTTCTCTCTTTGTTTCACTCCATTCTTCTTGGTTTCCTCTCTTTTTAATTCACCATCTTTACGAAGTTCTTCTTCTTGTGTACATATGAGTTGTGCTTCATTTTTGGTCTTATCCATTTGAAGTTCTAAATGTCTTAATTCCATCTCACCTTTAAGTATATTGAGTTCAATCAACTTTCTTTCAAGCTTACCTTTTTCCCTTATCTCGTTAATTTCAAGGTATGTTTTGTGAGCCATAACCTCAGAAGTATATTTGTCCAGAATAAATTTATTGCCCTGAACCATCATAAGTTCTTGTAGTGCAACAAAAGCTATTGCAAAATCAGGACCCTTTATTCTTCCAAGATCATATTGAATTTGAAGCTGGTTTGTCCCTGCTCTCATGTAGCGATCAAATTGACCACTACCATTTTCTGGATCCTCTTCAGTTACTATTCCTATTTTTTCTGGGACAACTACTGGTAAAGTTGGATGTGGTGGATACTTTACTGTAGAAGTAGTATTTGCTGAGTTACATGTTGATTTTGAGGGAATTGCCATAATAGTCCTTTAATAAAATTACAGAACCAACTGTAGTAGTTGGTTCTAAATGCCATTATCCTATGGCTTGTCTATCCGTTTGACTTCTTCCAAGCTCTGTAAGCTCATCAGGAGTCAATGGATCTAAATACTCAAAAGAGTAAGCTCTTATCTGCTTTGCTTCTTTGAGCATCTTTCCGTCTTTACCTTTTCTATTCACAAATACAGTACATTGTTTGTCTTTGAGAACATTCAATATAATTTGTGGAAGGTGGTATCCTTCTTCTGCATTCATATATGGAACATACTTCTTAACTTCTCCAATGACATCATTACCGGCAGAAATTATCTCACCTTCCCATGATTGCTTAGAAGGATCTTTTACAGTGATAACAACACGAATAAGTGCCAATGCTTTTTTTCTAGCTCTAAGTCTTGCTTGACCGACAGTTGCTCTTTGAACACCATCTTCATCATTCTTCGCAGCAAGATTGACTTCCATGTTAGCTTGCATTTTAGCTTTTTCTATTTCAAGTTTCTCAGCAAATTCTGCTTCTATTTGAGCACGAATTTGTTCAGTTGTTGGTGGGATCTCTTCCTGTTCTGCAGAACCTCCAGCTTCTACAAAAGCTTCTTCTTCTACCTTTTCAATTCTTGCTTGTTCAACAGCTTTTTTAATGTTTTCTGTTTTAGCATTCTTTGCAAAAACTAAATTAAGTTGTCCTGCTTCTTCAAGAAGCTCTTCTCTTTCTGTCATGTTGTTTCCTTTTGTTTGGTTTGAATTAAGCAATATAGCTTAGTGGAACCAACAGCAAGTGTTGGTTCTGTAAACTATGGTACAAGCGTTGCTGTATATAGTTGACCTTCACGACACCAACCATAACGATCGTCACTGTCATTCACACCATCATCTTCTGCTGTATCATCCGAATCAAGTGGAGCGAAATTAGCTGCGAGAGTTCCGCCATCATCAGTCTTAACGTCATCCCATTTAGGGTTATTCTCACGAACCACACCTACTTTTGAGTTGATCAATTTAAGAACTGCATCTGTATCATAATCACCAATGTCTGTTTCTACTTGGTCAGCTAAAACTGTTCCAAATTTAGAAACTTCAAAACATAAGTGTCTGCCTTCTGGTAAAAGTTTTACCATTTTAGGTGCTGCTTGTGTACCAATTTGTACGTCTCCAAGAACAACTTTATCCCAATCAAGGATGTTGCCTTTTAGAATACTTACTACTTTAATTTTTGCCATCTTATATCCTTATTTCTTTTCTAGTACGGTTTTTAGTAATTCTGTTACTGAACCGACTACTGTTTGAGCTGCTTCATTCGCCTTAAGACCATAAACATCACCTGTACTCATATCTAAGATTCTAGTTGAATCAAAGAGTCCTGAGTTAAGTGTTGTATTTACGTCTTTAACGCGAAGTATTTCAGCATAGTGTGTTTTATACCCAACTGCTCCTGGAGTAGTTACTTTATTTGCCATATTCTCTCCTTGCTTAACCTAGTCCCAAAGGACTAAGTTGATTAGATTTCAGCTACAGTTTTGTAGATTGCAATTCTCTCTGGACGTTGACACATGAAACCATAGTACCATTTGATTGAGTAGAACCCAGTCTCTGCATATGGATCCCAAGTAGACAAGTTAGCCTCTGGAGACTTGTGATTGATTTTCCACTTAACTTTCTTACCATTAGTTTGGAAACCAATAGTTGTAAATGAATCAGAACCAACACATAGCATTGGATAGATATCATATTTACCACCTGTTTCACGGTATCCAGCATTTGCTGCAGTTGCAGCTTTACCAGCACCAGCCCAGTGGAACATCTCAGGAACAAGAATGAATCTGAATTGATCAATAGCTCCGATTTCACCTTTTGCAAGTGTACCTGCAGCAGCATAGTGTCTAGCATCTACGAATGCTTTTTCACCGTGAAGATCTTTCATACGTCTAAGTGTTGGAATCATTTCTGAACCAATATAGATATATCTAGCACCATCGATAGTAAGTGTATCGATCAGTCTTGAACCAGTAATGATCTTAGTTGACTTAGGTGATTTGTTCTCATCAAGAGTAATCCCCAGCTTCATAAGACCTTCATAAGTTGGAATTGAAATAGTATCAGAAGATTCACCTGTGATCTCAGAATTCTGAGTTGCATCTCCACCAAATCTAACTACACCTGCAGAGTTAAGAAGGTCAATTTGAAGTTGTGCTTCAGTGATCTCATTTGCTCCTCTTGTAGACTCTCTACGAATGTGCATTTGAAGCTGTGCATCTGTATCGAAGTCAATTGACTCTTGAGAATATTCATCAAAGAAACCGAACTTAGCCATTGTTCCTTCTACTTCTACTCTTTTGAATCCAACTCTGTTCACTCTACCACCATGCTCAGTAAGCGTAGGTATTTTACCGGAAATTGATCCAATATCTTTAGAAGAACCATAAAGGTTTCCGTTAGCGATTGTTGCACCAGTTGCATCGATACCTTGGTCATTGATGTTTCTATCGTCTAGCAATGGAAGGTATAGATACTTTTTAAGTTTCTTCCCCATATGCTTAGGCATAGAAGTTGTATCAGCCATTTGACCAAAGAATTGAACTTTAGCAATCTCAATGAGTGCTTTTTTGTCATAGTAATACGTGTTAATCTGTGGACCGATTGAACTATCCGTACCGTCACCATAGATTCTTTCAGAATCATTAGTTGATGTATTGAATGCAGCAGATGAAGACATTACGTGTAATGCTACTGCTGCTGAAATTTTAATTGTTGCCATCTTATTTTCCTTGTTTATAGTAATTCAGCACCGAACTTTTTTTCAAAGTCGTCGTCTGACATAGACATGACCTCCATTGGGTCATATTCTTTTTTAGCTGGCTTATTAGAAGAGCGAGAGCCACCCATGGCAGTTCTTCGTCTTCTGTTTGGACCATTGCTGGGCTTAGGTTGTGCTGGTTGTTTGTTTATTGTAGGAGCAGGAGCAGGTTGGTTCTGTGCAGCTTCTGAAACTATAGAAAGATATAGTTCCATGTCGCTAACAGTAGGGTTAACCTGTCCCATATCTCTTCGATATTGAGCTGTTTCCATGACTTTATCATATACTCCAGATTCTATATCATCATTCAACGCAACAATGTAATGAGGATTTTCTGAAATTACCTGTCTTGACTTAGCATCAAATTGCTTTGTCATTACATCCAGCGTTCTTGCTTGTGAGGGTGAGCCTTCAATACTGTTTAATGCTTCTTCTATTTCGACTTCTGCTTGAGATATGATATGGTTTTGAGGTTGGTAATTTTTACCTTCCTCAATAACCTCTTCATCGGCAAGATCCAAAGGATCTATATCAGACTCAGCTATTAGTCGCTTCAGTGCATCTTTATTCCCACTTTCTACTTCAAGTAATAGATTTAATCTTTCAATCTTATCATCTGCCAACAATCCTCTTTTCTCAAGAGTCTTTAGTGTTGCCAGGTGAGGCTTCATAGAGTGCATTTTCTTATTGTAGTCAATGCCCATCTTTATAAATCTATCTGCATGCTCAGGGTTTCTTAATTGGACTTCTCTACCGGATGCTTTAATTGGAGTTCCATATAACAATTCAAATGCATCGTTAATGGCTTTCTCATTATTAGCAGTCTCGATCTTCTTGTCCTCTTCATTAGGTTGACCTTCCTCTGATTTTCCTTCTTCTTCCGCTTGCTCAGAACCAACATCAACTGCAGTATCAGTCGGTTCATCTTCATTTGCTTTTTCTTCAGGTTCATCTTCGGTCTCATTGCCTAAATCTTCATCTTCGTCTTCTTTGTCGTCGACATCAGTATCGCTCGTAAAGTCTTCTTCTGAAAGCTTTTCAAACTCTTCATCACTCATTGACAAAGCATCATTATCTTCGCCTTCTTCTACGATATCATCTTCTTCGATGATGTCATCTGAATTAGAACCAGAAATAGAATTCACATATAATGACAATGTAGCCGGTATGCTCAAGTTAATCATATACATGTTATTCTCCTTCTTCTTCTGCTTCAGCTTCCATCTCATCTAGCTGAGAACGTGATGCTATAATTTGTCTTTCCATTTGGTTTCCTCGTGAGCGAACACTCATAATGTATTGTCTAAGTGAAGAGACTGCTCTCATATCATTAAGTAACTCTGCCTGCTTTTCATCGGATTGCCATTCAGAATCAGCTAGAAGACTTACAAGTCTTACTGATTCTTGTTCCATATAGCCTACAGTAAATAACTCATTGAATTCTTTTGTTGTCAAAAGTTTATTCATCATATCTTTTTTATCCACCATGGCTTGTGCCTCTTGAATAGATATTTCGATTTGTCTCTCTGCTTGTTCTAATGTTTGGTCGCTCATTTGTTCTTCCTTTTGTTTGGTTTAGTTTGGTTTATGCATGAATTATAGCACAAGTTTAGCTTAAAGCTAAATTTGCGTAGCATCAGCAAGATTCTCGAATGGTGTATCCATTCCTCTTAAGCTATCTCCTCCTATTGCAAATTTAGGTATTTTGGAGCCACTTGACTCCATAGGGCTAAAAGTATTACTTGTCTTGTTGTCTAAAAGTGAATCTGCTCCTTTTCTCTCAAGATCATTGTCAAGTTTTTGCTTCTCAAGTTCTTTAGTTTGATTATGCTTGGTCCCTTCTTGCTCTTGTAGGAACTGAAGGTCAGTCATATCAGAACCGCTCTCAAGTGCTCTTGATTTAGATTGTTCAGTAACTGTCTTGGCTTTAGTAAGATCTGCATCAGCATATTTAGCAACTGTATCAGCTTGATTCTCAGTACCTTTAGCTTGTTCATTCGCAACTTGTGCTCTAAGTAAATCAACTTGTAACTTCTTAATCTCTTCCTGCATAGGGTCTGGTTCTGGTTTATATTCTTCAATACGCTTAGCAAGTTCAGGCATCTTCTTTAGCCTAGCTATCTTACCAAGTATAACACTTTGAAGACCAGGATCCATATTTGGTCCAATTGTTTGTAGCATAAAACCAAGATCTTGAGCCTGCTCCATA